ATTCGTCGACAAGCGTTTGAGACTAACGAAAAACATGGATGATTCAAGATTATTCTTTGGTATTGCTGGTGCTGTAGGCACTGGTCCTGCTGGAGAGTTTCTTGCGTTTGCAAAAATTGCAGACAAGTTGCCAGATATTGACAACTTGATTGCTAATCCTAGTGCATACATGCCATCGGAGGATCCGGCAGTGTTGTATGCACTTACAGGTGCAGTGGCTTCTAGAGCGGAACCGGCCAAACTAGAAAACATTATGAAACTTAGTAAAAAGATACCTACTGAGTTTCAGGTCGTTTTAGTCAAAAGCATGCTTGCAATTGACAAAGCGTTATTTCAACTACAAGCAATACAAGACTGGGTTAAAACTAACGCAGATGTTGTATTGTAAACAACGGAGAAAATTATGGCTACAGTTCGTATGTCAAATAAACTAACTGCTGATCTCTGCAAAGAGTATGACAAAAGTTATGTAAACACTAAACCAAAACCAGAGTACCCTGCGTCTCTAGGCGATGCTATTTATGATGTTCATGTCAAACCTATTGTTGACAGAATCAGAGATGCATCAAAACTTGATGATGTAGAGTTCTTCGATCTTAGCTCTGATGATGAAGATTCATTCTTTATCAACGACAATGAGTTACATGTAACGTTTGAAACAAAGTGTTACGATCCAAAAGATAGGGACCCTGCTCATGATGACTTGCCTTGGGAAGTTCAAAACTTGGTTAAAGAGTATGAGTGTAATACTGAAACACCAGAAATACATAGTGCAACTATGCCTCTTTCAGTAGAGCAACCATTGTTAAAAGGTAGTGCTTATCGAAGTCAATTAGCATTTAATCTTTACAAAGCACCTAAAGATGAAGCAGTACTCGAAGCTCTTGAGATATCTAAAGCAAGGCACATTTACGACATCAATAAACAAAATGAAGTCGCTAAGTTTGCCAAGATGTTGCTTCGCTTTCAAACACTTAACCAAGCATTGAAAGCATGGCCTGGTGGTGCTTTGGCATCTATGGTGCAAAAAGTTGACCCAGATAAAATGGTAACTATTCACAAGAAAGCAGAGCGTAAAGCAAAAGCTCAGCAAGACAAAGGCTTTGTCGAGCAACATGCTGGCGACTTTAACTCTGTGATTCTTGGTTCAACATTATTAGGAGATGATGACTAATGGAAGATATTAAAACAGCTTTTACTCGAGCTCGATCATCGTTGTTGTTGAAACAACCGTTCTTCGGTACGCTCTGCCTTCGATTGGGGGCGGAGTTTACCGAAGACATTCCAACAGCGGGAACGAACGGCGAAAAGCTACTAATCAACCCTACATTCTTTCTCAAGTGTACAGCTGAGCAAAGAGTTGGTTTGCTTGCTCACGAAGTTATGCATTGTGTTTACATGCATGTACTGCGTCTTGGCGAGCGTGACCCGTTTCTTTGGAACGTTGCTGGCGACTATGTAATTAATCTAGTCGTCACTGACTCTGGCATGATATTGCCCGAAGGTGGACTGCTTGATGAAAAGTATCGTGATATGACTGCTGATGAGATTTACACCACTCTGCAACAGAATGGTGGTGCAGAAGCATTGTCTGGATTGTCTGACTTTGATGGTACTTGTGTACAACCTAACCCATCTTTGACAGACAGCGGTGCACAAAGTAAACACGAAGCAGATATGCGAGTTGCAGTGCAACAAGCCGCTGAGTCTGCTAAAGCACAAGGTAAACTACCCGGTAGTTTGTCTAAGCTTGTTGATGACATTGTGTCACCTAAAGTCAATTGGAAACAAAAGCTTGCACGATTCTTGAGAAGTAATAACAAATCAGATTACAGCTGGCAAAAACCTAATCGTAGGTTCGTTGCTAGTGGTTTGTATCTGCCTAGTTTACATTCACCATGTATCGAAGAGATTGGTGTCATTGTTGACACTTCTGGTTCTCGTACTGATGAAGAACTTAATCAAGATCTAGGCGAAATATCATCTATGTTGGTTGACGCTAATGTAGAAAATATTCGCTTTATGCAAGCAGATACACATGTAACTGATGAACAGTCATTTACGCGTGAGTCAATGCCTTTGAAAGTTACAATGCAGGGCCGTGGTGGTACAGCCTTTGGGCCAGCTGTTGCAGAAATGGCAGAGAAATATCCGAGTGTCTCTTGCCTTATTTATCTTACAGACTTGGAGGCAAACGATTTTGGAGAACAACCACATTTTCCAGTTGTTTGGATAACTAATTCAGCTACGGAGGCGCCTTATGGCGAAATCATCGAAGTCAACTAAACATACAATTAAAAAGTATGTAAAAAATGGAGTTGTAGTACTTCTTGGCACACTTGCAGTTGCTATTGTATTACAACATATTCTAACGTTCATGTTACTAACTTGTTTAGTTAGTGCCATGGCTTATTTATCAATGAGGTACAACTATGCCTAGTGTAATATCAAGTATCACCACAGCTTTGTGGATACTTATCGAACTAATCCAATTTGGCTACATGGCCTATCTAATGTGGAGGGACAGAAACAATGCTACTAGTAGGAATATTCAGCGCGCTCGGTCTGCTTTTGCTAGCGCTTAAAGCTGGTGGTCGCAAAACTATCGGACATGATATTTTTGCTGATGTGCTAATTACTGCAACACTTATGGTTGCTTTTTATGGTACTTTCAGCGGTATGACTGCAGCTATGATTGGCGGTCTTACTGCTTCTCTTGTATTATTTCTTATGCGTAAGACTATGACACATCAGAAACTAAAGCTCGAGTCTGTAAACAAAAAAGCTCTTGGCTTTAACTTTGCTGTGCCAAAGTTTAAATGGGAAACTAAACAACCAGATTGGCGTAAGCACAATCAATACTCTGAGGATCAGGGTTTGTAATGTTGAGCAATAATAATAGCCATCGAGAAAAAGTAAAAACGAGGAAAATAATGAAGTTAAAAGAGAAAGCATTAGAGTGGGAAGAATGGCATGGGACATGGCTTGAATCAGCTATGAACAACTATTTTGATTACATTAGTGTAGCTTCTATTAAATCACAAGTACTTGCGTGTATTCTTGAAGAAGATGCTGCACAAGATGATGTTGCATATTTTCTGTTTCATGAACAGTTTAAAGACTATTTAAAAAGTAGAGCTGTTACGGACAAACAAAATATGTATGAAAGTCCTGATACTGTACCTACACCCGCAGTTATTGATACAATGTTTGAATTAGACATACCAATAGTTGAGGAGATGTATGAAACATTTTGCGAACACTACGGAATATAAAGAATTTGCTCTTCGTATGTACAAGAAGAATTGCACTGAACGAAATGCTTTTGGCATGGAGATTCATCCTACTTTTCAATCGTACGAAGAGTCCAACAGAGATTTCTTGAAAAAGAAATTTCGTAACAGTTAGTTGATACAACCACCTGTGGAGCCAAGTGCGGCTAGAGGTCCGACAGCGTATACGTTCTCCTAACAATCAATGCAAGATAAGTCGTTAGATTGATGTAACTGCTATAAGTAGTTAATATATATCCGACAAAACTGTAAGTTTATACTTATGATTCTAACCGGGTCAGAGACCACGCTAACTGTTACGATTAAATTAAGGAGTAATTATGGATAATGTAAACCAACCCCCACATTACAACACTGGAGATATCGAGTGCATACAAGCTATTCAAGCCTCTATGACCACCCGACAATTCCAAGGCTACTTGAAAGGTAACGTTATAAAGTATATATGGCGTTATGAATACAAGAACCAACAAGAGGACTTGCAAAAAGCCCAATGGTATTTAGCAAGACTATTAGAAACCTATGACTATGAAGGAGAAAATCATGAGCAAAAATTATCACCGATACAACAATGAAACTTCAAGATGGTGTGATTCAAACAATGTGCCGTATCAAAGAAACGGTTTTTTGTTTGGTCCTACAACCGTTGAAGATCAAATAACAGGTACTACTTTTCACACTATTAAACCTAACGTACAACTACCTGAAGGTGTAAAAGCAGAACAGATATTTAACGAAGGTGACTGGTTAATTGGTGAACACCAACAAGGTTACATTCGTTGTAAAGTTACTGGCTTTTCACCACGTGCTGGTAATCTTATTGTAGAACGTTATTACAATGACCAATGGATACAAGTAATACCAACCAAACGAGTGTTTCAATTTGTAAACAACATATCTTATATGCGACAACACGGTAGAATTTGGGGTTTTGGTACAGGCGATTGGCTTTCACATGCTACAAAACCCGTAGTTAAATCTAAAGCCGAAGGACATACTATAAAACCATGGGCGTGGTTTGCAGTACCAAAAGAATCTTTATTTAAATTAAATTTACTAGGAGTAAAAACATGAATATATTTGCTGTAAGTGCAGATCCAAGAATGGCTGCACTAGAATTGCCAGACAAACTTGTACCAAAAATGATTGTGGAATCTGCACAAATGTTATCAACTGCACATCGTGTGCTTGATGGCGACGCAAATGCAGATTTTAACAATCTGTATAAAAAAGCTTATGAGAATCACCCTTCAACTATATGGGTTCGACAAGATGGATTAAATTATTGGTGGTTGTGGATGCATGCACTAACGCTTTGTGAAGAATACAGATGGCGATTTACATCTGACGGCGACAAACCACATCACAAAACATTACAAGTAATACTTAATTTACAAGAACTGCCAAAAAATATTCCAAATGAAAAAACTAATAAATATGAAGTATTGGAAGACTTACCTTTGTGCATGCCTGAACAATACAAAGAAGAGGCTAGTAACTGGCAAGGTGTTATAGATTGTTACCAAAAGTTTGTTACACAAGACAAGCCTTACATGGAAGATGTATTTAAAGGGTATGCTCGTGCAATAACAGTAAAAGAAGCAGAGAAAGATTCTTATCGATCTTCTGACATGAATTACCCACCTACGTGGGTATCTAAGTATGCTACAGCTGAACAAAGAAAACATATTGATTTACACAAATTAATGAACCCGGAGACTACGATATGAGCAATTTAAGAAAATTATTTTATGTACAACTATTTGTTGTTGTAGTTATGTGTACTGCATGTTACATGTCTGGCATACAATATACTTTTGAAGTGGAGTTGATATGACAACAAGTAAACCAAATGGAAAACTTACAACACAACAGCTGCAACGCATTCGTGTTGCACTAAAACGAAGAGGTAAACTGTGAGCAAAACCATAACATCTATATCACAAGCTGTAATAATTGTAGAAAAATTTATACGAGATGTAGCTGATGACAAACTAGATACTGGTGACAAAGAAAAATTAGCAAAAGCTGAAAAGCAATTTGCTGAACTAGAACACGCTATGCGTATAATCAAAAACCGACTATGAAGACCAATATATCAATTGAACTAACGAACGACGAACGAATGAACCTTGGACAAAAGTTCTATAACAAAAAACAAATGATAACTAGAGCCGACCTTAACCATATAGTTAAGAAATTTATAGGTGATGTTATCGAAGCCACACCCCCCACCCCCAAACAGGTTAATGAAGACCCTTTGTTAAGCAAAGATTGGTCTAGTCTAACCCAATTAAAAAACTATTTAGAAAAAGAAGGTCAAGTAGAAATATTAGAGTTCAATGGTTTTGAACTTATTGTGCAGGACAGCGAGTGTATACACATATACACCCTGGGCGATCAGTTGTACAAAAAGAAAAAGGGCCTACCGAAGTAAGCCCTTTTTACACTTTCATTGATACTAGGAGAAAATCAACTCCTATAAGTGTAGGGTATGTTTATGCTATTGTCTAGCTAAAATAACCTATAACTGTAATTGTACCAGCAGCGCCTGTAGCAGGAGCAACTTGTACATGAATATCAATAGTATCGTCTGCAGTAAACTCAACTGGTTCGCTTGCGTCATCATCTGCACTTAGTGCACTGTAGAGCTCGATACCACCAGCTTGACCAATAGTTGAACCGTCTTTAATTGCAGCAGAGTTGGCACCAGTAGCAGACGTGCTGTTACCGTAACCAATATCTAATACAACAGCCGGCGAACCATTTGTGTCAATATCAGTAGATACTACTCTTAACGCGTGCAAAGTTTCCCCTGCGTATACGTTTAGAGCTTGTATTACATCGTTTAATGCTAAGACAGGAGTAGAAATAGTAGCTTTCCTTGTGAACATTTGTCCTTCAGGAAAACCTTTAAAAGCTGAGTTGCTTTCAACATTTCCACTTTTTCTTAAAGTAGCTATAGTAGCCATGTAATCACCTTTAATATTAAAAGTTATATTTACGTATCACTTGCAAGTGTGATACCCTAATTTCCAAACATAAAGCATTTAGGATAAATGTCAACAGTCTAGGAGGACTAATATGTCAACATATGTAATGGTAAAACGGAATACTAAAAGTCCGTATACCTACCCCGATGAACACGCCCCGTTTACACAATATAAAAAAGTAAGATTGTCAGTCGCCTTTAATATGGTCAATTCCCGCATAGGTTGGGAACGTGCCAAAAAAGGAGATTATGAACATTGGCAAAAATTAATGATACAACTCAGGAGATCCGGATGAATGTAATTACACTCGACTTTGAAACTTATTACGATACAGAACACAGCCTAGCGCATCTTAGTGCTGTGCAGTACGTACACTCACCACTGTTTAAAGTGTGGGGAGTTGGCATAAAAATGAATGATGAGCCTACTGAATGGTTCGGGCCCGATGAATGTGCTGAGGCTATTGCGCACATATCATGGGACGAAGCTGCTGTAGTTTGTCACAACACTTTATTTGACGCATACATACTTACCCAGTATTACAAAGTGTATCCTAAATACTACTACGACACAGCAGCCATGGCCCGTGGACTTGCACCTAATGAAAGTTCATCACTCAAAAATACCTGCGAGCGTATGTTTCCTAACGACAAGACAATGCGTAAAGGCGACGAACTTGTAAATGCAAAAGGTATATTTGACTTACCACCAGATATAGAAGACCAAATAGCTGGTTATTGTATACAAGACGTTGATCTAACTTACGCGTTATACAATGTTATGCAACCTAATTACCCGCAGTCAGAACTTAACCTTATAGATCTAACTTGTCGTATGTATGTAGAACCAAAATTATTTCTTGATCGTACATTACTTCAGGCCCATAAAGATGACATTGTTGCAAATACTGCACAACTCATACAGGACTCCGGGCTTACACGTGCACAATTAGCTTCACAGAAACAATTTGCTGAACATTTAGAGTCAATTAATATCACAGTGCCAACTAAAAAATCACAACGAACTGGTTTAATGATTCCTGCGTTTAGTAAGACAGATAAAGCATACACTCAAATGTGTAACATGTACCCACAGTACAAACACATCTGGGATGCAAGAGAAGCTGTAAAGTCACGTATTGAAGAAACACGTGCACAAAGGCTGCTAGACGGATGTAATCCCGACGGAACTCTTTCCGTGCCCTTACGATATTATGCAGCACATACTGGCAGATTCGGTGGTACAGAAAAGATAAACCTACAAAACTTACCTCGCGGTTCCAAACTTCGTAATGCGTTACAAGCTGGACCGGATCAAATGTTATACATTGCAGATTTATCTAACATCGAAGCCCGTATGCTTGCTTGGCTTGCAAAAGAACAAGATTTACTTGATTCATTTGCAGCAGGAGAAGATGTGTACAGTAACTTCGCGTCACAAATTTATAACCGACCCATTACAAAAGAAGACAAACTCGAAAGATATGTTGGTAAAACAGCAATACTTGGACTGGGCTATGGTATGGGTGCTAACAAATATCAAGCAATACTTGCACAAGGTTCACCAGCTGTTGATGTTACACAACAAACGGCCTTAGGAATTGTATCCCAGTACCGAGCAATGTATCCAAACATTCCTCAGCTATGGAGTATAGGTAAACAATTAATGTTCTACATGTTAGACAGGACTGACTCAAATTACTCCTATGGACCGTTGTCCGTAGCTAGTAATGCATTAAAATTACCCAATGGTATGTATTTACAATACCCACACCTGCGATATAACAACGGTGAGTTTTTATATGACTCAGGACGTAATGGTATTACACGCACGCATGGCCCGCGACTTGTAGAGAATATCGTACAAGCCCTAGCTCGTATAGTTATTACTGACCAAATGCTTGCTATACAAAACCTTCCTGGGATCTCAGTTGTACTAACCGTACATGACGAAATCATTGCTCTTGGCTCAGATGAACATGCTGATGAGACATTAGCAACAATAATGGCTATAATGAAACAACCACCAGATTGGTGTACAGAACTTCCTCTAGATGCAGAAGGAGCGTACAGCAAGATATATAACAAGTGAGGTCATTATGGAAACATTATTCTGGATAATAGTTGCAATAGTTATTAGTAAAGTATTACTAAAAGCTATACGCCCCGACATAAATAGAGCTTTAAATAATAAAGTAAAAGAGTATTGGAAGAAAATTTCAAAAATAAATTTATAAAATGAGTAATCTAGTCCTTAGTCGGCGTAAAAAAGAAAGTATTGTTATACATATCCCGGAGCTGGGAGAAGTTATCTGTACGTTTACAATTACAAACTTAGGACCTAAACAAGTAAAGCTTGCATTCGATGCAGAACCATATGTTAAGATAGATAGAAAAGAAATTTTTGATACACAGGAGTAAAAATCATGGAGATAATCTTTCTCAAAGCTAAACAAAAGCTTGTCAAAGAAATAACAACTGACGAAACAAAACCCTACCCATTGGTAAAAAACTTTACCTCTGAGCATTACAACATAGAACCCAACCAAGAAGGCTTTGATAAGTTTTATGAGTTATTACAAACCCACGCAGCTGCAGGTCATGCGTTACACAAAGGTGATCTAAAGAAAAAGTTAAAGAATGAATCGCGTGCACTGATGACGGATCGTGCTGCAAGTACACAGTTATTAGTGTTAGATTTAGACGGTATTACATTCCCTGGTGCTAAGAGTAAGTACAATACCTACGATATACAGAATCTTGCTGAAGCTTTTGTGCAATATTTACCATCAGAGTTTAGTAATGTAAGTTATATTGCACAAGCATCTGCGTCCCTGGGAATAAAAAGTAACAAAATCTCAATGCATTTGTTCTTTTTACTTAACCACACCGTACAACCTAGGGCCTTAAAAGAATGGTTTCGTACACTTAATTATGAAATAGATATACTCGCTGACCAGCTTGTATTGTCTGCTAACGGACAGAGTATATCTTATCCGTTAGACGTAAGCTTAGCTGATAACTCTAAACTTATTTATATAGGTACACCTAAATTTACAGGTATACAAGATCCAGTTACTGGAGACAGGTTTGTAAAAATAGACCGTGGTTCACCAACCTTAGACATAAGTAATTTAATACGAGATGTAAACCCTGAGAAAGTTCACAGTTTATCTACCTCAATAAAAGACGGCTTACGTAAGAAAGCAGGGTTAGTTAAGAAAAACGAAAAAATATCTACAGTAAATGTAAACGGAGTATCTGAACAAGTACTTCAGAATCCTGATCGTATGAGTATAGAAATATGCCGTATATCAGAACCTTACGTTAACTGTAATATCAACGGAGGCGACAGCGGAGCGTATTACTTTATTCTCACTAACCCTCACTATATGTATAATTTCAAAGGTGAACCTATATTTGAAATTGAAAAAGCTGATCCAGAGTTTTATCAAACTATTTTCGATAAATACGCTGATAAAATTGATGGAACTAAAAACGTCAAACCCATTGTTCTTCGCGATTTTTATACTGACACTTATTTTAATGGAGTTTTCGATAACACTAAGTCTCAGTTTACTGATGATTACCCACTAACACCTACACAAAAAACATCTCTAGAAGGCTTTATGCGTACGCATAATCGACCAATGCCTGATTACATACCAGACGCACAAGTAGTGTTTGATCCAGCATCAGAGAAAGGTATACAAATGGAAACAGCCCCCTACCATGTCAACCTATACAGAAGATCCGGCTATATGTTAGGTGCTTCAACAGAAGTTCCTGAGCTTACATACGGCACAGGGGCTGCTATGTATAAGTACATACCAAATACTACAAAACTTATGCAGCACATACTTGGTGGAGGTAAAACTGAGTTTGAGCATTTTGTTAATTGGCTTGCTTATATTTATCAAAACAAACGTAAAACAATGACTGCGTGGATATTTACAGGCGTTCCGGGCACTGGTAAAGGTTTGTTTATACACAAAGTCCTAAAGCCTTTGTTTGGCGAACAACAAGTACCAATGCGTTCTTTAGAAAACATAGAAGAACAATTTAACTTGTACATGCGTACAGCTCTGTTTCTTGTAGTAGATGAGTTCCGTATGGGTGATTCAGGTAACACAGGCAGAATGGCTGACAAGCTTAAACATCAAGTAACAGAACCTACATTAACAATACGTGCTATGCGTACAAACCAAATAGAACTACCTAGTTTTTGTAACTTTATTTTTCTTACTAACCGAGCTGATGCAGTTAAAATAGAAGAAGGCGATAGACGTTACAATGTAGCCCCCAGGCAAGAAAGTAAGTTAGAAGAAGCATACCCTGACTTCATTGGTATGCTAGCAGATGTACAAGCAGAGTTATTTAGTTTTGCAGGCTTATTACAAAAATTTCAAGTAGATGAACGTATGGCTCATACTGCACTAGAAAACGATGCTAAAAAAGAAATGAAACAAGTTTCTATGTCTGTACTAGAAGAATTTGCAACTGCAATCAAACAAAACAACTTAGAATATTTTATAGAAATATTAGATATACCACTTACAAATACATTTGATGCAGGTGGGATAAGTACAGCACAACGCTATATCAAAGACTGGGTTAGTAAGTCAAGTACTGAAATTGTTATACCTATGCAGCACTTTAAACTAGTGTATGATGTTCTTACAGATAATAGAAAAGCATTAGCTATACGAGATTTTACAAAAGCAATGAGTCGACTAAATGTCACTACCACACGTAAGCGTGTCGGCACTGGGAAAACTAGTTCAGCTCCTCGAGGAGTATTAGTAACTTGGGTAATTGATAACCAAGTAAAAGAAAATTTAATACAAGAACACTTTGACGATAAAG